CCGCAGTACGTCTCTCACGTGAGTGAGGAACTTATCTACGAAGAACTGCTGGCGGATGCGGGACATCGGGTTCTGGTGGTCCAGACCCATAAGACGGTCGGCCTGCTCAATCTGCGTTCGCTCCATTTCCACGCTGCCGGGGTTGTAGGCAGGAGTAGGCCCAAACTGAATCTCGCCCATACGGCGATAGGCGACCTTGACTCCGGGCCCCCATTCAGGCGCGGGCGTTCCCGCGGGGTACATAATGGCGGGAAGGGTGGCATAGCTGTTGCGGTCGATGCGGCTGTCGCGCTCAACCTTCACCTGCCATTGGATGCCGCGTAGTTGCTCGGGCACCGTGGCAAGCTCGTACAAACGTTTGTTGTCCTCGCCCAGCTTGGTGACGACAAAGGGGTAGTCGTCGTACCCGTTGAGCAGTTCGTGCTTCGCAAACTTCGGCTCCTCGGAGGTTCCGTAGTAGTTGTTGTGGAAGACGGTGCAGTAGATGCCCTCAGACTTGTCTTCCTCGGAAATTAGCCGCTGATAGCAGTAGATGACCTCGTAAAGTTCAGTCGTCTGCTCCTGCGCGATGCGGGTGTACGAGGTGTTGGTCCGGGGATCGTTCATATCCACGGAAGTGACCTGCATCTCGATGATCTTGTCCGCCCACTCCGCGTCCCAACCCTCCGTAGCCACCTTGTTCTTGATCTCCTGCGCGGTCATTAGGACGCGCCAGAAGCAATACGGAGCCTTCTGGGGGTCCGTCGTATAGGCGGGGAAGAAAACGTCCCCGTCAGGGGCCAAAGCAGCTACCTTGGGGCAGTTAACCGACTGGCGAACCACCGGAAACTCGGCAGAACCCTCTTTCCGCAGCTCCTTCAGGGCTTTCTTCGCCCGCTTGTCGGTTAGATTGTCGAACTGACCCTTCAGAAGCTGGATCACCTGCTCATCCGACTTCCCATCGAGGATGATCTGGGCCAGATCGGGGCTCACCTGAGCAATCTGAGCCAAATCCAGACGCTGAAGGAAGGTGCGGTTCTCCTTCTGCCACCCAATGTAGGTGACCATAATCCCCCGTTCTAACAGGTAGTTGGCACCCAGCTCCATCTGACGCTTAAAGTCAGGGATGTAGGAGGCCACCATCCACTTGAGGAAGGCACTCACCACCCGCGCCCGACCCAGATCGTCTATTTCGATGGGGTACGCCCGGATGTGCGCCCGATTGAGCGCAGACATAAACAGCGCAACATAGGTGTTGATACGCTCGTCGATGACTTGCACCTCCGAATCCGCCGCCCCTTCGAAGGGGAAGGCGTCGCTCCCGTGCTTACGCAAGTCCTTGGACTTTCCCGGCCAGATGTTTCGGCGGTAGTCATAAGAATCGCGGGTACTCTGCAAGTACCAGTCCAGATCGTTGATCGTCGTGTCGTAGGCGTTCTTCAGCGCGGCGACATTGGGAACCGCCCGGACGTAGGTCAGGGCTTCATTAAGGTCATTAGTTTGCATTCAGTTTGCGCTGGAGATTCTGGACGATTGTATACGCAACGCCCTTGTGCGCCCCTATTTTGTCAGCCAGCAGTTCCGGGTTGATTGGCTGGTACTGAGCCGTGAGGGTACGGGTCAAAATCTCGAACCCCAGCAGACGGTCCATCTGCTCGGCCTGCCATACGGGGTTTAGGGTGATGTCACCGTCCGAGGACTTCATGACGGTAGGTGGTTCCCTTCTCGTCGGTGATGACATCGACAAAGATCGGTTTGCCAATCAGCTTATCACAATCGCGGGGTCGGACGGCTACGGGAACAAGTCCCTTGTCCTTATCCATCAGACAATAGACCCAATGTGGATTAGGAGCGCGGCGAATCACCCGCATTTGCAAACGCTTTGGCACAGCCTCGGGGACAGCCACAGCCAGCCGGAGTTTCTCCGCTCCCTCCTCCGTAAAGAACTTCCGGCCCTCCACAGTCAGATACTCTCCTTCCGCCAGACGCTCATCCCTCAGCTTGGCTAATTGGAACTTGGTGATGCCAAGCTCCGTACACAGGTCATTGAATGCGATCATTAGTAGGCCCTTCCAGTCGGTTTAATGGTTCGAAGTGAGTTGGGGTCGATAAAGCGTATCCCCGCCACCGCCGCATAGCGAATGCAGTCGATGGGGTCTTTCCACGCCTCGTCCTGCCCACCATCCGCCGTGTACTCCTGAAAGGCTTGGATGATGTTCTCGCAGCGGTCCGAGATGTAGAGATGGGGCCGATTCAAAGAATCCACCGGAGCCTTCTTGTTGTACGAAAGCTTGGTCTGGATGGCTTGCAATCCATCCTCGATGTCCAAGCCGGGGGCTGGGAGGAACACTAGCCCCGCATCCTCAAGGTCCGCCATAACGGACGATACGCCGGTTTGCGTCTGATATTTGGCTGCACCTAGCCGAGGGTCGATCAGTCGTTCAAAGATTGAGTCGTTCGTATCCGACTCCATCCCCGTGATCAGATCGACGTAATCGCGGATGCCATAACCCAGACCCTTAGACCCCTCTCCGCCAATCCACTTACCCCCGTGCCATCTGGCCCACTCCCCGACATTGACATCCGGCCATTCCCGATAAATCCACCACGTATCAGACTGGTCCACGGCAATCCACGCCATAAACCAGTTCTTCCGTCCAGCAGGGTCGAGGATGAGATACTTGGTCGTTCCCTTCAGGTTAATCGAGTCGTGGGCTACGACGTTTAGGTCTCGGCTGAAGTTGGGGAACTTGGTACTGACTGACTTCGTAGCAATGCCATACGCACGGGTCAGGATTTCGGCCTCTGGCCGGTTGGCTAGGTCTTTGGCGATACGGTCGTAACCACCGAAGGGGTTGTCTCTACTGTGGAAGTAGATGATCCCGGCATCCCGGTTCCTTGAACGCTGTAGGTATGGGACGTTCCGGCCACCCAGAAGCTCGGCGGGCTTAGATCGGATGGTCTCTGCTCCCTGCACGTAGTCTCGGACAACTTCGGTGTAGCCGTCGATAGGTGTAAAAGTAACGACCAGCTTGCTGTTGCGAGTAGCGAGGCGGAAACGAAGAGTGCTAAGGAGTTCCGGTCCGACCAGATATTCATCACACCAAGCGCCAATGTTGATCCAGCTAGGATTCCGGCACCCCAACTCAGCACCCTCAAGGATTGTGTCGTTGTTAAGGAATTGAGCATACGTCTTAAAGATGATGGAGCTTTTGCTGACAGGGAGGATGAGGCTGGACTTGGAGAACCCGTTCTTCCGGGTGTAGGACACGTTCTCCTCCGTACCTAAGACCTTCACCTTAAACTCTTCCGGCAGAGCGTCATACACCGCAGACTGCTGCTGACGGATGGACACATCCGCATTCTGGGCAAAGCACATAATGACGGAGCCGGGGTTCTCCACCGCAGACTTAACTACGGCGTGTGCTGCCCAACTTGTTTTGCCAGAACGATTTCCGCCACTTACTAGCAATTCTGCGTGGGTCTGGAGCAGTTCCTCGGCGTCCCGCCAATGAGGCAGCTTCCACCCGTACCGATAGGGGTCACGCCTGCTATTGGAGATAGCCGAGTGGTAAAGCTCGTGGAGCTTCAGAACATCCTGCGGCTCCATCGCCGCCAACTCCTCGTCAGTCGGCGGCTTTAGAACTTCGTGCGGTTCCCAGACTAGGGCCATTATTAAAGGAAAGCCTAGTTTTCGTTAATTCCGGAAAACGGAATTAAAGGAAAGCCTACTTTGCTTCGCACGTTGTTGAAAAAACCCCCTAGTATTTTCAACACGCCTCCACGGGTTTAGCCACCACTTCCACGCTGCTGGCCTTCAGCTTGGCCCTAGCTTCCTCAATAGCCTTCATCGCATCCTCCAAGCTAGGCGCGGCACCCTTGTGCTCCACCACCACCTTGTTCTCCCCCAGAGCTGCAAGAAACTTGTCATTAGCTATCCCCCAAGGAATAGCCAGATCCCGAATGTTGGTCCGCGCCAACTGCTCAGGGTCCTCCGCCAACTGCCGCATCTTCTCCTTCTGCAAGAGCCTCAACCCCTCCGCTATCTCCAGCGCATCCTGCGCCAACTCCCGGCGCCTATCCTCCAAGACCATCTGATGCCGGGCCTTTAGCCGACTAATGGTCTCCCACTTCATCCCCAGCTCCTCCCTAATCTTCCCAAAGGAGCACCCCTCCGCCAGCATCTCCAAAGCTTTGACGGCCTTAGCCGGGTCACGCCTTTCCAAGAAGTTCCCCTCAGCCTCCCCGAACTTAGCAATCTCCACCGCCATCTCACTAACAGGCTTTCTAGCCCGTTTAGCGCGTTCCTTGGTCATAGGGCTATGCTGGTACGCCCCAAGGG